CAAGTAAGGCTCGCCGCCAAGCGGATGGCGATTGGTCAATCTATCGCCCCTCCGCCAGAGATCATCTTTCACATCTTGGGCGAGAAGTTTGGGATGTGGCCAGATGAGGTAGCGAGCCTGCCGCTCGACCAAGTGCTACTCGCCTGGATGATCCACGCGGAGATGCAGCCGAAAGGGAAGTAATGCCAGCCGCTATTGTTGTAGAAGGTCAGTTTGATCGCAACTACGACCAGCTGCGACTCGGCTTCCTGAAGGGTTCCAACCCAAGCGCGTTCAAGCGTCTCGCATCGTTCGCCACACTCAATGCTGCGCGCACACTTCAGAAGCCAATGCGCGACAAGGCACCAAAGGGTCAGACCGGCAAACTTCGCAAGAAGGTGATTGCGCGCAAGGCGCGGTTCAACAACCCTGCTGCGGTGGTCGGTATCAAGGGTGGCCGCAATGGCGTGTTCTACGGCTGGCTGGTAGTCGGTGGCGTAGGTCAACGGCGCACAACTCCTAATGGCACCTTTGCCGTGAAGGGTGTGCAGAAGCGACCATTCGTAGATGAAGTGGTAAAGCAGCGCTCGAACATCGACCGAGCAGTAGAGTCATACAGTAAGACGGTGGCCGCGTTCTTCAACGACGAGCCATTCCGCAACACCATCCTGAAGTTCAAGAGAGGTAATCAACGCTGATGGCTGGAACCCAGACCGCTAACTTTGTCGTCAAGGCGAAGGATCAAGCAACAGGTCCACTCGGCAAGGTCGGCACTTCGATGGGCAAGTTGCGCCGTACAGGCATCACCGCCTTCAAGGGCATTGCAGCTGGGGCCGCTGTTGCCGGTGCCGCACTCGCAGGCTTTGCGTTGGCGGCAGTCAAGTCAGCGGCAGACGATGAGCGCCAGACCATCCTGCTCAACGCAGCGCTCAAGCAGCGCGGACTCTTCACTGAGGATCTGAACGCCAAGATCCAAGAGCAGATCCTCTCAATGGGTGCGCTCGGCATCGCTGACGATCAGGTGCGCGCAGGGCTAGAGGTCGGTTCACGATTCTTCACAGACCAGGCGACCCTGCTCCAGGCGAACGCAGTCGCCGCTGACATTGCCGCCGTCACCGGAGCCGACCTTGCCGATGTGATGACCACGCTCGGCAAGGGCGCACAAGGAACGACAAAGGGCCTGAAGGCACTCGGCATTACAGTTGCGAAGGGCGCGACGATTCAAGACATCCTCACTGCTGCTACCGCTAAGTACGGCGGAACGGCCGCCGAGATTGCCAACTCGACAAGCGGTAAGTTTGCGCGCGCACAAGTTGGCTTCAATGAGGCAATGGAGGATCTTGGCTACCAGCTGCTACCGCAGGTCAATAAGTTTATGGAGTTCTTGACTCAACAGGCGCTGCCGGTCTTTCAGGACTTGATGGCTGCTGTCGGACCTGTGATTATCGACTTGATTGACACGGCAGTTGCGCCGCTCTTGTCATCGCTCGGAGAACTCTTTGCGGTGTTTGGTGGCGCAGAAGGATCGGTCAGCCTACTGATGATCACGCTGACGCCACTCAAGATCTTGCTCCAGGCAATCAAGGTCACCATTGATGCCATCGTCGCAGGATTGAAGATTCTCTTTGCAGCTCAGGGAACATTGGCGACGGCTGGAACGACCTCCGCTGGATACTCGCCGTACCTTGCCAACGCTGTGACTGCTGGCACCTTCCCAGGTGCTGCCCCAGGGCTGACCACCAACAACATCTTTATCGGCACAGGCAAGGTTGACACCGTCATCACCGACTCGATCAACCGAACAGGCACCTTCAAGCGCGGCCGCTAAATGGCGAACCCATTCAGCCTGATCGTTGCAGGGGTTGACAGCGGCGCGAACCTACTGGACCTGCCAGCTCCGAGCGCGCTGACCACGCCGTATGTCGACCTTGGTAGCCTGACGCTCACGCTTTCAGGAGACGGCAACGGTGGCTCAATGCAGTTCGATGTGATTGAGACCAAGACCCCAGTCGCAGGACCGTGGTGGCGATCTGGCGCGGTCCACGACAATGCGCGCGTGCAGTTCTTTGACAGCCGATACAACGCCTCCACGCCGCTCTTCCTTGGCTACATCACCGGCATTGAGGCTCGGATGCTGGAGAACGGCCTTGGCTCGCGTGCGACCGTGACCTGTGAAGATGCCGACGGCTGGCTCGGTAAGACCATCATCCGCAACGGCACGACAGGCATCCGCGCCACCTCATTCGTGGACTCGTTCACGCTTGGCAGTTCAACGAGCACCGACCGCGACATCATCAATGGGCTGCTCGCTCGCGTGCATACGCTCGTCAACGACGCGACCACGCGCCAGATCCTGAATACCGCAGTGATCAGCGGCTCCACGCGCGCCATCTATACAGGCTCCGCACAGACCATCGGCAAGCAGACATTCAAGGCGACCACGCTCCAGAGCGCACTCGATCAGGTTGCAGAAGAGGCTGGCGGTGTTGCCGATGTGCAGTACCGCTACTGGATTGATGGCGATGGGCGACTCAACTACGGCCCTAAGACCGCAGCTCCGACCTACGCCGATGCACCGGCAGAGATCGTCACCGATCCTGCAAGCGTGCAGACTGGTAGCGCAGCGAGCGTGACGCGCCTGCTGGCACGCGATCTCAGCGTCAATCTCGATCACGACGACATCGTCAAGGGCATCTTTGTGCAGGCTGACTCAGCGTATGCGCGCTATGACAGCAATCAGACTTGGCCGACCGCACCAACCAACGACCCATACTTCCGAACATACAACGGAACCTTCAGCCGCAACGGAGCAGGTCTTACTGCTCGTAGTGGTCCACTGCCGCACGAAGTGTTCAGCGCGCCGAAGATTGCCAAGAAGTCAGACCGTGGAGCAGCAATCGGTCAACTTGCACGAGCGACGATGGTGACACGCGGCAAGCCGGTACGCAGCGTCTCGTTCACGATTGCTGGAGGCAACCTCAGCCAGACGGCTTCGCCAGACTGGGAGTACGGCTACAGCCAGGGCTACGCGCTCACCGCAGCTGCAACCTACACGCTCGTCAAGGCGTGGCTACCAGGGCAGTATGTGAAGCTGACCGCGCCAGCGCTCGATCTATCGTCGGCTATTCTCTTTATCCCCACCATCACGATGACCTTTGCAGAGGGTGGCGGCACCTATCAGGTGCAGTACCAGATCGAGGCGGACTTCCGCAGGCAGTATCTCAAGGGGCTGCGCGGCCTCATTGCAGGAGAGTAGAGATGGGTAAGTACGGCACAAACCTAGAAGGCTTCGGAGCGTTTGAGGGCGGCGTCAACGCCGACAAGGGCGCACCCCTCGTCAGCACATCGAGCGACGGCGAGACTTCTCTGCTCTTTGGTCCTGCTGCGCTGCGTGAGATTCAGGCAGGCGTAGCCAACGGCGACTTCGCCATTCCGCCAGACGCAGCTGGAGACACGATCACCGAAGAGAACCCACTGCCGTACTGGACCTTCACCGATGTCAACAGCGCAGGCGCAATCACTTGCGCCGTCGTCGCAGACGCTTCCGCAGGCTCTGGCAATGTGTTGCGATGGACGATCAACACCGGCACGCTGACTGGCAAGAGCGCACAGATCAGTCGATACATCCCAATCGCAAGCAGCCGAGATCGCGCTGTGACAATCGCGGCAGATGCTTATGTCTCTGAGGGAATCGGAACCAACGCACAGTTCCAGTTGAGTTATTCCTATGTCAAGCAAGACTTGACGACGACTGGGACTGGAGCAACTGGCACTGGTAGGAGCATTGCTGGCTCAATCGGCGCATCGACAACTACCGCGCCTTCCGACGCTGCGTATGTCTATCTGATTATCACAGTGAAGACTACTGGCACAACTGCTGCACTGACTGGCGATCTTGCAGAAGTCAAGTTGCGATCCTTTTTCTCAGCGTTCTTCATCACTGACAACAGCGACTCGGCAACTTATGCGCCTGCTGCCTTTGAGCAGGGTGGCGGAAATCTTGCTATTGGAGCAAACGGTGGAACTGGAACAACTAGAATTGTAGGGCCTTTTGAGACTAGCGCGGATGCAGGAATCGGCGGTGATCTCACAATCCAAGGCGCTAACTCTAACTGGCTTGCGCGCATCACCGCGACAGCGGCGCAATCGCTAACCAACAACACCCTGACTAAGATCACCTTCAGCACCGCAAGCGCTACGCCTACGATTGACTCTTACGATCCGAAGGGCTGGTTTGACAACGCCAACGATCGCATCGTTGTTGATCAGGACGGCTTCTACAACATCACCGCCAATGTCGGCTTTGCAACAAACGCAACAGGGCGGCGACTGGTGCAAATCTATGTAAACGGCTCAGACCGTGGAAGCGTCAATGTGACTGCGGCAACCGCAGGAACAACACTTCTAACCGTCTCAACCAATGTCTACCTTGCCGCAACTGACTATGTAGAAGTCCAAGCCTTGCAACAGTCTGGTGGCGCACTCAACACGGTGTCTGTGACTGGTGTGTATCCAGTGCTCAGCGTCGGAAGGATCGGTGCGTGATGGACGCTGAACTTCAGGCACTAAATAACGCTCTTGCCGCAGCGGCCCTGCACGGCTGGCAGGTCACCCTGCTCGATCAGATTGACGGCGTGTGGACTGCTGGCGCGTCAGACAGTATCTGGGGCGACCCACTGCTCACAGGCACCGGCGCAACTCGAACTGCCGCGCTGCTCGCGCTGACTGCCGCGCTGGAGTCACGATGACCCCACGACAGATTGACCAACTGATCGAGCGCCTGGACTCTCACTCGGCAAAGCTCGATCAGGTGCGCTCAGATGTGGACAAACTCAAAGGAGGACTAGTGGCTATCGGTGCGCTGTTGTTCAGCGTACTTGTGCCGCTACTCGCATCGCTGCTCGCTAAGTGAAGCGCGCTGCGTTCCCACTTCTGGGGATCGTCTTCAGCACGCTCATCTTCCTGCCCATCGTGCGCGCTGAGGACACGCCACAGCAGGGCGTGACGATGACGGTCTATGCCGGATCACCACTCGGACTCGTTCCGTGGGAGACCACGCCAGACCTGCCAGTCTGCTACTCCGCCGTCGTGCCTAACATCGACTTTGGCTGGGGTGGCGCACCTGCCGCTGAAGGCTGTCCTTACGACTTCTTCCTTGTCAACTTCACAGGGTGGCTGACGGTGCCAGAGAGCGGCCAGTGGGAGTTCCTCAACTGGAGCGACGATGGCTGGAGGATGACGCTTGACGGCGTGCTGACGATTGATGACTGGAACTTCCACGGCTGCGGTGGTCACTGGTCTGGACCGAATGAGGGCTACTCGCAGCTCGTCGCAGGTCAGTCCTACGCGCTCAACATCTGGATGTTTGAGTGGGGTGGTGGCGCGTGTGCGCGTCTCTGGTACGGCGCACCAACACTCGGCTATGGCGTAGTACCGGCAGAGTGGCTGACTACCAGCGCTCTACCAGCACCCACTCCAACACCGTCACCAGAGCCAAGCCCAGAGCCATCTGTTGAGCCAACGCCAGAACCAAGTCCATCAGAAAGTCCATCGCCAGATCCTACGCCATCCGTGGAGCCGTCACCATCTCCGACGCCAGAGCCGTCACCATCTGTAGAGCCAACACCAAGTGAGGTGCCAAGTGTCCAACCATCGCCGATCCCATCACCGACTCCCACACCCCAGCCGTCGCCCACGCCTGACCCTACGCCAGAACCTTCTCCGAGTGAGTCCGCTTCTCCTGATCCCACTCCTGTACCTACTGACTCACCATCCGTAGCTCCGAGCGTGGAGCCAACACCTGAGCCGTCACCGTCACCAGATAACATTGCGGAAGAAGCAGCAGCGGTAGTCGGTGAGACAATCGCGGCAGTGAGCGAAGCAGTCGGAGAGGCGGCAGCCGCAGTAGCGGAGACCGTGTCGCAGGCTGTTGAAGCCATCGCCAATCTCGGCAAGGATCTCTCTCCGGTCGAGAAGGAGAAGGCTGCGCCAGTCGCCATCGCCATCATCGTCGGTCAGGTAGCCAGTGCGGCCGTCGCCGCAGCATCGACCGCCGCTAGCGCAGCCGCTGCAAGTGCAGCTAGAAAGGCAGGGAAATGATCAAGCGGATTATCGTTGACCTAGTAGGCG